ATCAAGGTAAACAGCACTCTGAGGAACTTTATCGTTGTTCACCAGGGCAAGCCGTCCAGCATGTATGATGCGTCCTGCGATGGAACCTGGCTGCTGATGGAGGATATCTACGAAACCCGCCAGTGGAACAAAAGCAGCAACGTCAACGACTACGCCAACAGCGACGTCAACGACTACCTCAACAGCACCTTCTTTCACCTGATTGATGCCAATATCCGGGCGCAGATCAAGCAGGTCAAAATTCCCTACCGCCCCGGCAGCGGAACCAGCCAGTCGGTGAACAGCGGGGCCAATGGCCTGAGCACGAAAATCTTTCTGCTGTCTGGCCGCGAGGTTGGCTACACTCAGAGCAACGTCAACCAGTATATCGTCAATGACGGCGCCAAGCTGTCCTACTTCCAGGACGGCAACGGCACAACGGAGAAGATCGCCAAGATGGACGGTATCAGAGCGGGTTGGTGGCTGCGCTCCCCGTCCACCGTCCCCACGCTCTACACCTGGCGCGTGCACTCCGATGGCAACGCCGATCACTACATCGTCATCCACCACTATGGCATCCGCCCCGCTTTGATTCTCCCCGCTACACTCTTGGTTTCTGATGATGGGGTTGTAAAACAAAATACTGCCCCAACCACGCCTTCCAGCATCGGCGTCCCCGGCAGTATCAAAGGCGGCAGTACCGTCACTGTATCGTGGGGTGCAAGCTCCGATTCGGAGGGCAATCTGGCGGGCTATACCGTTGAGCGCAGCACGAATGGCGGCGCGTCATGGGAGCAGATTTACAACGGCGCTGCGCAGAGCATCAGCAATTATGTTGCGTTCGGCACGCCGAGTGTTATATATCGCGTCAAAGGCTATGACAGCGAGGGGGCACAGTCTGGCTGGCGTACCAGCTCGCAGATTACGGTCATCAACAACACCGCGCCCGGCATGCCGGGAGGCATTTATATCCCTACAACTGTTTATGGTGACACGACCATCACCATTTCCTGGGACGCAAGTTCCGATGCTGAAAACAATCTGGCAGGCTACATCGCCGAAAAGAGCTATAACGGCGGGGTATCCTGGGAGCAGATTTACAACGGTGGGGCGCGGGCGATAAACGATTTTATTCCGTTCGGCACACCGACTGTGGTGTACCGCGTTAAGGGTTACGACAGCGAGGGCGCGCAGTCCGATTACCGCACCAGCGCGCAGGTATCGGTTATCAACAACACGGCTCCCGGCACGCCAGGGGCTATCCGTGTACCTTCCAGCATCTCAGGAGATACGACAATCACAATCTCTTGGGATGCGAGCTATGACGCCGAGAACAACGTCGGCGGCTACATCGTCGAGCGCAGCACCAACGGCGGCAGCTCGTGGGGGCAGGTCTATCAGGGTGCCGCTACGAGCACGACAAACTTTGTAGAGTTTGGCACGCCCAGCGTCATGTACCGCGTCAAGGCTTACGATAACTACGGCTTACAGTCTGATTACCGTACCAGCGCACAGGTTACGGTGCTCAATAATACGGCGCCGACTGCTCCGGCCAGCATTACAGTACCGATGACCGTTGACGGCGGTAAGCCGCTGGCCATCACCTGGGGCGGCAGCTCGGACGCGGAAAACAATCTGGCGGGTTACTCGCTTGAGCGCCAGGTGGACGGCGGAGAGTGGGCGACAATTTACTCGGGCGCGGCGCTTTCGTATGTGGATACCATCACCAAAGGATGGGGTACGGTTGCCTATCGCGTCCGCGCGTATGACGCCTATGACATGCCCAGCGGCTACGCCACATCGGCGACCCGCACGGTCAACAACAACACAGCGCCGACAATCACGTGTGACGCCGTTAACGGCAGCAATATCGGTCAGAAAAACTCTGATTTTAGCATATCGTACACGGTTTCTGATGTGGACAGCGGCGACACAGTGACGGTCACGGAAGCGCTTGACGGTGTTGTGCTGAGGTCGTTCGCGGCAGCGTCCGGGACGAGCTATAGCCTGGATGTGACTGGCCTGACGTACATGAAGGTGCTCAACGGCACCCATACGCTGACCATCACGGCAAGCGACGGGAAAGCAGAGACGCGGCACACGCTGACGTTTACCAAGTCCGTGACGGCGGTCATGGTCACCCTGGCCGAGCCGCTGCCCGCGGACGCGCCGATCACGCTGTGTGTCATTTCGGTGACCGGCAGCATCCCGCTTGACGCGAGTTACACGGTCGAGGTCACGAACAACGGCGCGGATGATTCTCCGGTCTGGGAGGACTGCACCGCCGCCGTTAAAAGCGGTGCGAACCATGTCTTTACCAACCAGACCGCAGTCAACGGCCCGGCGTTTAACTTCAGGATTAACGCGGAGCGCGGCAGCAGCGGCTTGGGCGGTTACATCACATCTGTGCAGGGAGGGTTCCAGTAATGGGTTTAACGAGATTGCGCGCGGATTCCGTCGCGGGGCTGCGAACGCAGAAAAGCCGGGCGGAGTTACAGGCTGAAAACGAGCAGCTGAAAGCAAAGGTGTCCGCGCTGGAAAACCAAGTGACGGATACGCAGTTGGCCATCTGCGAAGTATTTGAGGTTATGACGGGTGGTGACGGTAATGGCTAAGGTTTACGCTAATCTGATTCTCAGAGGACTGAAAACCATTGAGGACGTTCCGGTTCGGTTACGGGCCGAGGTCGAGACACTGCTGAAGGAATCTGCCGATGAGTAGGTTTCGGATGTGGCTGCTGAAAATTCTGCTGGGAAAGGAGGTGTACGAGATGGCAGTCGTATATGCAACCCTGATTGTCAAGGGGCGCAAGACGCTCGATCAGGTTCCCGCGATCCTGCGGGAGCAGGTCGGGCAGCTGCTGGCAGACCTGGAGGTTCAGGTCTGAGGCAGGCAAAGCAGGAGGCCGCTTCCGATACGGGAGCGACCTTTCTGTGAATTCTGAATCTCATATTGGAAACGGAGGGATACGCCATGACGGACAAATGTGATACCAAGTGCGCAGGTCTGGAACGCCTGGAGCAGCAGGTGGACGATATCCGCCAGCAGAATGGACAGGATCACAAGGATTTCCGCACGCAGATCCAACAGATGGAGATGGAAAACGCGAGACAGAAAGAACGGTTTGATCGGATTATGGACACGCTCAGTGAGCTGAAATCCGACAACAAACAGGTCATTGCCTCGATTAGCGTTTTCTCCAATAAGGCGGATGATGTTGACCGGATTGAAAAGGATGTCGAGGAGCTGAAAGGCAAGTCGGGCAAGACTTGGGAGGACATCAAGTCTAAGGCGCTCGGCTGGGGCGTCGTGCTGGTTCTCGTGATTGTCGCCACGGCAATGGGCTTGAGCCAGTATTTGTAAAGGAGACAGCATCATGAATATTACACCTGTTTTGCAGGCAGTGGCCGCGCTGCTTGCGACAATTATTACGGCGGTTGCCGTGCCGTATATCAAAAGCAAAACCACGGCCAGCCAACAGGCCCAAATCAATGCCTGGGTCAGGATTGCAGTTTCCGCAGCGGAACAGATTTATCCCGATCCCGGCAAAGGTAAGGCCAAGAAAGCCTATGTGTTCGAATGGCTGCATGACCACGGCGTGACCGTGGATGAGGCACAGCTTGACGCGCTGGTTGAAGCCGCCGTATATGAGCTTAAAAGCGGCATCATCCCGGTCGGTACAGGCGTTTTAATTTCGGAGGATGGAAAAGGCAATGGAAATTAAAATCAAAACCGCTCGGAAGGAAAACTACAGCAGCGGACGCAGCAGGAAGATCAAGTACATCGTAATCCATTACACCGGGAATTGTGGCGACACGGCGGAGAATAACGCGGTATTTTTCGGGCGGGAAGCGCCTAAGCCCTCACGCAGCGCACATTTCTTCGTCGATGAAAACTCGGTTTGGCAATCCGTTCCCGCAGAGCATACCGCGTGGCACGTCAGCTCGTCCGCAGCCGTGCACCCGGATTGCCGCAATTCCAACAGCATCGGCGTGGAGATTTGCATGCTGGATAAGCGCGGATATGTCCGCCAAGGCAGTATCGACAACGCGGCGGCGTTCGTCCGGGAGCTGATGCGGCAGTACAATATTCCGCCGGAAAACGTAATCCGCCATTATGACGTGACCCGGAAACACTGTCCGGAGCCGATGGTCCGCACCCCGGCATTGTGGCAGGCGTTCAAAACCAAAATTCAGGAGGATGACGACGATATGGATAACGCAAAATTTAAGCAGTATTTCGATGAGATGCGCAAGACGTTTCAGGATAACGACGCAGGCCAGTGGAGCGAAGCTGCCCGCCAGTGGGCCATCGACACCGGCTTGATTGCTGGCAACGGCGAAACGGTGGACGGCGAGCCGAACTACATGTGGGGCGACCTGCTCACCCGCGAGCAGCTGGTGACGGTGCTGTTCCGCTTCGCCCAGCAGATGGGCAAGGAGTAAAGTGTGATGAACGTTATCAAGCACGGAAAGCCCAAAATAACGCTCAAAAGATTTGAATGCGAGGTATGCGGCTGCATCTTTGAGGCTGATAAGGACGAATATACAGGCCACAGTCAGTATAACGAGATGTGGTTTATCGCTCGGTGCCCGGAATGTGGCGGGAGGGCCTGTGAAAAGTTCTCCCGCTGACAGCAGAAAGGACAGGATCAATGAAATCTGATACAAAGCAGCAGGAGTTTTCCAAGCGCCTGATTTCCGACATCCGCCTGCTGCTCTGGGTAGTCACGGTCGGCGGGCTGGTGCTGGCGGCGTGGTGCATTCACCGCGGCTACACCGGCTCCCTTCCGTGGCTCTCCGCCATGGTCGGCCTGCCGTGGACGGCACACGGGACGGTCTGCGCGTTTTACCTCAACCTCTGCAAAAGCGACCATCGCGAAGGCGGTATCACCTTTGAGGCGGCCAGGGCCGCAGGGTTCCAGCCGCCAGCCGTCGGGGATTCGGTTGATAGCCCGGCGATCTGAAACTGCTGATTCAAGCTCCGAGCGCCTAAAGAAGCAATAAAAAAAGGATCAGTCCTAAAACATATGGGATTCCCAGAATCAGAAAGTCAGACATCTCGTGGATGAGAGATGGCCTTAGCCATCTCTTAATTACCACAAAGCACTGGGGTTGTAGACTGTCAAGGCTGCCGAAGGCAAGGCGAATGCCGCGCCTTTACAGTCTACAACCCCAGTGCTACTCCCGGTTCCCATACGGAAAAGGAAAGAACCTAAAAAAATAGCCCCGCCGCTGAACGAGGCTATGGATAGGAGGTGGGGACGATGCTACCAGTTGCGTTAGTAGTTGTTCTTCTTTACTGTGCCTTGAAATGCATCGCTTACAAAGTCGGGTATCTCGCACTGACGATGTTCTTCCTTGAGCACGGGGCAAGGGCGCCGAATGACGAGGAAATTAAGGAATACCAACGGAAAGTGCTGGAAAATATGGCGAGAGACATTTTTCATAGGCAGAGCTGAGCTTCAAATCACTTTTGCAGCAAGGCTTTGTGCAACCACTATGGTGTAATAACTTTTGAGAGGACCAGAGCCGCAGGCTTTCAGCTGCCAGACGACAGATCGGTAGATAGCTCTGCGATCTGAACGCACGGAAAACGCACGCGCGTGTTATTTGATAGCACGCGCGTGCGTTCTTTTTTTTTTTTTGTTTGTTAGAATTTGTTAGAGTTTGTTAGCGTAATTTCTTTGAAAATTAGAAACTCCATTCAATTTCTACGTTATTGTCGGTAAGTGTAATTTTGGTAATAAGCTCCTGCATGATACGCCGCTTCTGTTCGTCATCGGCAAAGTCCCAAATTTTTGCTGCGTCCGCCAGCAGCTCCTGCGCAAGATCAAATGGCAGGACATTGCTTTCAGGATCAGGTGTTATACTGTTTTGCAAAGCAGTTTTCTCGGCATAAAGTTTATTGATACTGTCGCCTAACACCTCGGCAGGGATATCGTCTTTTTGATACAGCTCCATGAGCTTTGCAATGCTCCTGTCGATCTCCCGAATCCGCTTTTCGATTTTAACATTTTGGACGATTGGTACTTTTTGCGGACGACTGGCAGCAATATCTGCGGCCAATTCAGGTGAATGCAGTACCTCGCGGATTTTAGCATCAATAATGGGTTCCAACTCTTCAGCTTTCCAGTGCTTGTTTTTACAGTCCGGATCCTTAATCATCTGCTTCATTTGCTTTGAGCGGGAGTAGCAGGAGTAATAGCGGTATTTTCCGCTGTTGCGAAGATAGTACCGGCCACCGCATTTACCGCAGAATAGTAAGCCGGTTAGAAGATACTTTGACTTGAATGCTGTCATGCCGTATTTCTTCCTCCGTTTTCCACGCATGACTTGAACAGCCTCGAATTGTTCTTCGGTGATAATAGGTTCGTGAGCATGTTCTACCAGCACATCGCCGAAATGGATGCGGCCAAGATATGTCTCGTTTCCAAGAATATAGCGAATACTGGACCACGAATTGTAGCTGCTGTAACGATTGGTATACCCTTCGTCTTGCAGCTGCTCCATAATGGCAGTAAGAGACATTCCCGCAAGATACCACTCAAAAATTTTTTGTACCTGCTGGGCTTCGTATGGGTTGATGACAAGTTTTCCGTCTTCGTAGTCATACCCAATAGGAATATACCCGCCGCCGTGGTAAAAGCCTGCTTTGGCGCGGGCAAGCCGTCCCATCTTGGTACGCTCTTTTATTTGCTCGCGTTCTAGCTGGGCAAATACAGCGAGAAGCCCTATCATTGCTTTGCCGAAGGGCGAAGAAGTGTCGAAGCTCTCCTGCATCGAAATGAAGTCCACGTTGTTCGGGAGAAAGACTTCCTCGATGAGATAGAGGGTGTCCCTCTGCGACCGGGAAAGACGATCCAATTTGTAGACCAGCACCAGGTCGAATTTATCTGTATCAGAAATGAGCTGCTGTATGCCGGGGCGATTCAGGTTGCTGCCTGTGTATCCTCCGTCAACATAGATGTCGGCTATTATCCAGTCCTGTGCTTTGCAATATGCAATCAGGCGTTCTTTTTGTTCGCCGACGGAATATCCCTCCTGCGCCTGCTCCTGCGTGGAAACACGGATATAGAGAGCGGCGCGTCTCAAAATTGCATCCTGACTAAGGGCAGATTTGCGAAGGCGCTGTGGTGATTCGCAAACATCCCTTCGGTTCTCAGCTGATAGCCAGCAAAATCAATCTGGCGAGCATTGATGATTGCCAGCTGAAACCATTTTTTATTGGTCAAGATTTTTTGCTTTTTAACTGTAAGAGCGAAGTTCATTCTATTCACCCCTCCAAATCCATGGCAAAATTAAGGAGCTTCAAACGTTCCCTGCCGCCGAGCGTTTCATAAATACGAAGAAGCTCTATAGCTTCGGGGGAAAGAGCTTTGGTTTCTCCATTGATAACCATGCCGCCGTGATTGGCCTGAATAAATGGGCTGTTCGATAACTGGCCGCTGATATTGTTTTCTACCAAAGGAGAAGATTCTTCTCCCTTCAGCAGATAGTCGAGCGTGACGCCAAAGAAGTCCGACAGCTTGATAAGGACTTCTACGCTGGGGAAGGAATTGGGCACCCGCTCATATTTGCCTACAGCTGATGGAACAACACCAAGATGTGCAGCCAGGTCCCCCTGCGATATATCTTTGCTTCTTCTCAGAGTTCTCAGTCTTTCGCCGAAACCATCCATAATGATACCTCCTGTTCCTGTTAGTTCATTATAAGTCTTATTGGTCACAATGTCAAGGAAAATTTTTCGAGGAAAAACGGAAAATATAAAGGAATTTTAGTTGACATATAGGCTGTTTAGTGATATAATAATACCAGGGGGACACGGAAGAACACCATCAGTATCCACGAAAAAGGGGAGGTGAGATGATGAACGCATTGATGAAACGACGTTTGCGCGGTGCAATTCCGTCGCAGTGTGAAGCGGCAAAAGCCCTGGGTGTTAGACCGTCTGCCGTCAGCAAGTGGGAACGCGGTGTGGCAAAGCCCCGTATTGAGAAACTGCCTGCTATCGCAAAGCTCTATGGCTGTACCGTCGAGGATTTGCTGCAAGACCTTGGTGGCTACGACAATGACGTAACTCAGGAGACATGATGGGGGTTTCAGCGGTTCTTATTGCCGTGGCAAAGGAACTTGCAGCGCAAGCAAAAAGCAGCTTTCCGGAGCTACAGAGCGGTGAGCAAATTCGGCGTGAATGGTATGAGAACGGCGTGTATTTCCGTGAAACCACCCTTGATGGCGTGACTTTTCTCAGCCAATATGACTTTAGGCAGCGGACGTGTTGCCGTATGGAAATCACAGAAAGAGGTGAAAGGCAATTATTGAAGTAGCCTGCTGGACTTGCCTATATAATATTCCGGTCTGGCAGGCTTACTTCATCTGCCGTTTTGATTTATGTGTTTTACCTATGGTTCTATTATAGCACTAACGGTGCATTTTGTCAATGGGTTTCAAGAAAATAATTCTCGAAAAGTCTCCCGGTATATTTTCAGGCGGTGGCTGCCCTGGAAACATTCGCCCACTGCCAGTCGATAAACGCGACCTGCTCAACAATCATGTCGCGGTAGTTGGAAAGACCGACAGGCTCGTAGACTGTGGCTTCGTTCAAGGTTTCCATCGTGGTACCCATAAAGCGGATTCCTGTCAGGGTATGCTCATCGTTAAACACCAGGGCACAGACTGTGCAGTTGCGATACCGAATCTGGGTGCCCCTCTTGGTTTCCTGAAGACGAACCTTCTTGGCGTGCTTTCCGCCCAGGCCAGAGATGATAGCCTTCACGGTATCCAGCGCGGTTTCCTCAACGCTGGGGACAGTGAGATCAAGGCTGCTCAAACGCTCGCGCTCCCGAAGCTCAGTAATCGCGGCATCCAGGTTGAAGGGGACAACCAGTGCGGTGCATGTCTCTGCGGTTTTAGGCGCGATAGGTTCGTCGGTGTACACGGTCTCGCCCTCGGCGGCATCGATATTAACAGCGGGGACCTCAATCTCGACGGCCTCAGTTGCAGTGGCTTCGATAGTGACAGCTTCCATGCTGATCTGGTCAGCAGCGGGAACCTCGGCAGTCCCAGCGGTGTTGACCTCGTACTCAGAGCGGCTGATTACCTTGCGCTTGCCGTTTTCATCAACTTTGTAGAAACGAGCCTTGCCGTTCTTATCAGTGGTCTGAATGTAAGTGTAAGCCATGTTACTCATCCTTTCCGGCCTGCTGGCCTATCAAATCTGACCTCTCTCTTAACAGTTTGTTGACTGTTTTTTGCTATCTTTATTCTAATATAATGAGACTTTTTTGTCAAGGGTTTTCCGGAGTTTTTTGTCGAAAACATGGATTTTTCACGCTCGTTTTGCTTCTTCGATGTACGCCTCGGCAGCTTCCAGACTATCGAACCAATCGTTGTAAATATCCTTCCGAGCTGTTGATTTGAAGCTGTTCTCCGGTTGGGTCACGGCCTCCACAGTTTGCGTAATATGGGAAACAACCCGGCCCCGGTCATCGAAGCTGGAGGTAACGCACCAGAACATCTTCAGGCCAGCGGGGGTCAACTCCCACTTCTCAGCCTCGCCCTCCGGGAGCTGGTCAGTGAAGTCGATGTAGCCCCAAGCCTCCCGGCCTATCTCCCCACACATGGTTTTCTGCTCAAAGTTGACGATCTCCTTCACAGCGTAGCTGCTAGGGTAGCTGCCCGGTGTCACCGGGCGCTGGGTGCTGTAATAACGTGCCATGTTATTTCACACCTCCTCGTGCTTGACAGACAAAATGCGGTACTCATCGGTGTTCTGATGCAGAATGCCGACTACCCGTTCCCAGTCTTTTCCGTCACTGGTGACATACTTTCGTGGAATCCAAGTTCCCGCCGCGCTTCTGTGCTCATATTCCATCGCAATGGTTCTCATGGTTCTTTCATCCTTTCTCGCCTGCCATCATCGGCGCCGGGAGGCGATCTCCGGCGGACGGGCCAGATGGCCCGTTTCGGCTCATGCGTTGATGAACTCACTCTGCGGGATGCCAGGATGCTTCTTCTCAATTTCCATAAAGTCAACCCGGTACTCGGGCTTTGCCCGTTGCACAGCGGTCATGCCTGCACTCTTTGGGCTGTAGCACGGGTCATCCATCAACGTAGAGTTGAAGTACAGCACTTTGCTGTACGGCTCACCCTTGCCGTCGTCCTGATAAAAGGCAATCTCTCTGCCGGCATCCGTGAAGTAGTGGATACTGTGAACGATTCTGTTTTTCCGTTTCAGCTCACGGCGGCTTTCTGTTATTTTCATAGCTCTCACCTTTCTCGCCTGCCATCATCAGCGCCGGGAGGCGATCTCCGGCGGACGCCCATGCGGGCGTTTCGGCTCACTCGTTGTAAATCAACCAATCCAAGAAACCATCAAAGGCTTTCCACTCGTTCCGATAAAGGTGATACAACGCTATCATCGCTGTCACCTCTGGGATCAGGCCCGTATGAGCGGTGTATTGCGCAATGGCCTCATCCATACTCGTGTATTTCTTCATGCTCTGCACACCTCTCAATACTTAATGAAATCCTTCGGGTCAGCGTTCAGATCCTCGCTGCACATCCACCTGTCGAACCCTTCCGGATCACGAGCTTCCAGCTCATCCATCAGCCATCCGCGAACGGTCGCAAGCTCAAGCGAATACTTCATGCACTCGGTCAGCTCCCACATTTCCAGGAGCTGTTTCATGTTAGCCGCTTTGATGTGGCTTGGAACCGCACTCTTTGTCTCGTATTTCATCGTTGTGACCTCCTCTCAAATCTCCATCGGAACGAACTCCGGGTGCGCCTGGCTCCACCGTTTCGCCCACTCAGTCCCGAACTTGTACTGGATAGCCGTTTCATACTGCCACCTGGCTTCATCCTCTGCATCATAATCCCAGTCGCAAGCTTTCATGCGTTCATCAGAGTACCAGTAGATGTCACCAGTCTCGGTGTCCATGTGGTCATCCGCGCTGGACATCTCAGCGTATACAACATCAGAAACCTTCGGGAACTTCACGCCGCCAAGGATTTCCTCTGCACTGATGACAACTTCGCTGCCGTCTTTGTAAATCAGGTAGTACATCTGGTCATTGTGCCACTGGCTGTATTCGTAGTCGATAGCGTTTTGAAGCCGCTTGTCATATGCCGCATTGGTCGTTCTGAAGCAGTATGCCCTGTACCAATCATCTTTCGGCAGATTCTTGTATTCAGCGAGAGCCTCCTTCCGCTCCTGCTCGATTTCAGAAGTTAGCTGCTTGATTCTGGCCTGAAAATATTTTTTGTTACCAAGGGTACCCCACATGTCAGTTTTAATGGTTTTCAGGATGTCTTTTTTCATAACGCTTATCCTTTCTATCGGTCAAAACGCTTTCTGTGTGCGTTTGCTTGTTATCTTTTCACTATCTTTATTCTATCATAAAGACATCTTTTTGTCAATAGTTTTAACTAAAATAATTCGAGAGAAACCCGCAAAAGTGTTTCGTAAAAGACTTTTGGTCGCGTGCTTGCGCACAAAAAAGCCTGCCTATCCCAAATTGGAGGCAGGCCACCTATACCACCCGTAATCCCCCTGAGACGCGCTGTAAGGGGACGTTCTATGTAGAGGTATGTGTATATTCAACTTCTTGCGGCGCGATTTTTCCATTTTTCCGAGTTCGTAAAAACTGTAAAATCGATAAAATACAGCGTTTATCTGCCTGAAAAGTTGCACATATAAAACCAGCTGTGGCGGACACCCCCAAAGGGTGCCCGCCGTTCGATTGTGATTAAGCCGCCTGGACTTCGAGCCAATCCTTGAGCATTTGAAGCTCCTGCTCCCACTCGTCAACCCGCGCATAGTTGACCCGACGAAGGATTTCAATTTCCTTGGTGAGCCGCCTCACCTGCTCACTCCATCCGCCCCAGTTCTGGTCGAAAGCTGCATACAGTTCCCATGCCTCGCTCCGCGAAATTTCCACAAGCCGGGAGCCATTCGTAGCCAGCGCCTCGAAGACCTTGAAATAATTTTCTTGCGAAGCAGCATAATCGGGAGTGCCGTAGGTTTCACAGAGCAGGTTCATTGCTTCGCCGTAGATTTCACGATAGTCTTTCATTTTGATTACCTCCTGACGGTTTTTGTTGTATTAAGTTTACATACATTATATCATAAATACAGCTTTTTGTAAATGGTTTTCAAGAAAATTTTTGTGAAATTTTCTTGAAAACGTTCTCTGTATGTCTCCGCAAAGCCTATAAAAGCACTTTTGCGCTCTGTGAAAAGCGAAGAAAACCCGCTCCCTCGAAAGGGAACAGGCTGGCTTTCATTTGTTGTATTGATCTGCAAATGTACAATAAATCATATCGTAAGCAAGAATGTGCAATGATTCATCAGGCCAAAGACTTCGATTTTCCTTTCTGCGCTCTTTCTCAAAACGAGTTGCATTGACCCGCAGCAAATCCTCACGTTGACGCATAGCATCGATAAGTTCATTGCACATTCTAAAGTAATCCCTCGAACTAAAATCAGGCCAATTCTTTATTTTACCATCAAACTCTGTATACGTGGCAAATCTTCTCGCTTCTTTGGCTTTATAGAAGAAATATTCATCTGGTTTCCAGCAGGACAAATAAGCCATCACTGCCGCGACTGTTTGATTGTCTGCCCTTTCCCCATACTTTTCTACTAAAGGTTTGCTATCTCGTATGAAATGGTCAATCCGAAATGTCAAGTCTCCCACTGCGTACAATTCTGAAAACATATTCCGTACCGTTTCTGGTTCGTGTTTTGCGAATTTTAGCAACCCAGGAAATGGTCTTTGCCAACCCGAATTGGTAAGGTTCCAAAGCCCTTTTTTCCTTTTTCCAGTACCCATTGCGTTATTCAGCATATCCGCAAAGTTGGATGCGTTGATATCCCAGTTATCCCGAAACTGCTTACACACGGCCCACTTGTAATTCTCATCGAAGTCAACGAATTTTGCGCTATTAAACCTCTCTATGTACCGATCAAACAAAGCGTTCAGATTCTTCGTGTTCATGCGTTCGTCACCGTCCGTACAATATTTACCGTTGCTCATAATATTATACCGCCGGTTCATTGTCTTGTCAATAATGCACAAAAAAAGCAGGAGCCCATCTGCGAACAGTAGGCTCCTGCTTCACTTCTGCTATATGTTTTATCTCACCTCTGCAAACAGCATCAACGCTGCTTTCACGCCCTCTCTGAATCCGTTAATCCGGGAATCACGGATAGCCGCATAAAATTCCTCCTCCATCTCGTCATTCTTGACATACCGGCTGGCGAAGGCCTCTACGGACTCGGCATCCGTTCCGACCAGTTCTGTCACCGCATACATTGTCTCCAGCATCTCACTCCACCTCCTCGTTATTCGTGCTGGTAAAAGTGCGGGGAAATTGGGAGCCATCCGGGACGGACGCCGGAAAGCACTCTGCCCCGATTTCGGGAGACTTAACGCCCATCCCGGTTAAGTCAATCGCGGCTCGGTTCAGTAGCCGAAGCTGCTCTTCTCGCGGAAGTGCTGGATGCTCGGCAGCGCGGATAAGAAGCTCCGCACGTTTCAGACGTGCGTCAGCGGGCAACTCCGGCATAACGGGCACGGATACTGGCACCGGATTTGGCGGTGTCCAGGTGGGCGCGGTGTATGAGCCGGTCTTGCGGATACTGGGCAATACCTCATGCGTGACCCAGCGCTTAAACTCCTTAGCCTCCGACTTGTCCGATCGGAGGATCACGGAATACAGCCCAGATTCGTTGACAACATTCACTCTTGGATTCCCACGAATACCGTCAGTCAGAGTTACGGTATTCTTTTCATCATCGTCTAGGCGTGCTGCCACAGCACGTGAATTTGTCAGTCCCAACACCTTACACACATCCGCGAGCACCCACCACGGCTCCTCGTCAATGATCACCGTCCGTATCTGCTGCCCGCCGTAGGCAAACACTTTCAAATCGTTCATACTTGCTTCCTCACTTTCATAAATCATGCACTCCGGCTTTTACTGCTGTGCGCCCAGCAAATAGGCAACGCCTCTGGTATGCCGCTCATCGAACCAGTGCCAGATTTCCTCCCTGTGCGTTCCGGCAGGAAAGCCGAGAAACGGTTCATCCATACACTCAGTTTCAGGATTCATCGGTACGTCCTCGAACTCAGCCCATAGCCGCTCCAATTCCATGTCCCGGCCCTTCAAGGTCTCCATCCATTCAGACAACGGAGCCATTTCGGCGGATGTCCCACGATATCCGGTATCAAAGTCTTTCAGCTTGAACCCGTGCCGGACACGCAGCCCCATCACAATAAGCGCCAATTCGTACCGGCTGAGATTCAGCCTATCCAGCAGAGCATACAGCTCGTATTTCTCCGGCCCCGCCGGAAATTTCAGCTCAAAACGGCGCCACATCCGACTCAAATCATCGCAATTCATATTCGCATCTCCTCTCAAATCGTTACGCTGCCCATGAAGCCAATTACCATCCCCTACTCAGCGAGCGGGAGCGAAGCGCCTTGCGCGTCCAACAACGCTTCCTCTGTGCCACACTCGTCGCAGATGTAGACATCCGCATAGCGGCTGATGGCGTTTGTCGCGGGGCGATCAGTTTTCATGGTTTCCCGCCCGCAACGCGGGCACGGATACGCATTCCCTGAAATCTGCAAGGGCTTCAGCGCCTCTATCAGCTTCTTTACAGGCTCGTTCCTATTCACAAATACTCACCTCCTTCGCCTTGAACTGCGCCATACAGGCTGACCAAAATGTCTACGCCGCACTTGATCTCGGTAGCCGGGTTTAGTCCCAGCTGGCGATAGAACCCTGGATTCACCATGCACTCATAGGCCCGGCGCATGGCGTCCATGTTGGTCTTGCAAATGCCCAGCCGGAAGTCTTTCACAATCCGGAGGGCGGAGCGGTAATCCCGCTCACGCACCAACCGCCGCACGGTATCCGACTTTTTCTCAGGTCCCGACATACGTGAACGCCTCCTCTGGTTCCATTGCTATGAAGCGACCGCGCTTCGTGACACCCACGCCTCGATAGGGGCGGGTCAGCAGTTTCATCAGGTAGTATTCTCCGCGTCCCAGATTCGGACTGAAATCCACCGCGTACAGCGTGTTGTACGCCCAGATGTGCGTCCGGCCTTCGCGGGCAAGCTTCGCCATTTCTGCCTGCGTCAACTCTGGCTTCATGCTGTCCTCCTCTCACGCTGCCACACAGCAGCGAGTTACGATTGTCTGCTTTACGCCGTCCCGCTCGTTGTGGTCCTTCACAGTGGCCCTGATGGTTGCGCCGTTCTCCGCTGAGCATGGCCGGGACGCGAACCAGATGAACACGTTCCCGCTCTCGTCCACGAACTTGTACAGCCACGTCGTCCCATAGTAGCCGTCCCAGGATGACAGCAACGCTACCGTCTCGGCTTTCAGCGTGATCCGCTGACCGACCGTACCGACATACTTGGAACGGGCATCTGCTTCCCGGCGCTGTTCTTCACTTGCCTTGCGCTCCAGATACCGCTCATAGGCCAGCGGCATATAGGCCAGCAGACCGAAGTGCCGGGGCTTCGCGTAGCCGGACAGCGCGAGCGCGATGCAGTTGCGCTCCAGATCACCAGTGCGATTCCGCTCCAGCCGCCACGCGGTCCGTCTGTCCTCATCCTCATCTGTTTCCTTGACTTTTCTCCAGGCAGCGGCAATAGCGGCGTCCTCATCGCGCACGACGCTTTCCAGGCTGACCAGCCAGCCGTTCACCTGTTCTGCCTTGGTCAGCCCCTCGGCGGTCGGATCTTTGCCGGAAATCACGCGCTCTTTGACCATATCACGGGTGCTGTTCTGGCTGTCGCTTTTCCGGTAGCCGTATTCTCGGATAACGTCGCAGGCGTGAGCCAAAACATTCAGCACGTCATACATCGGGGTATAGCTGCGGCTTTCCCATTCAGAGCGGGTGCAGTCCATGTCGTTCGCCATCAGATCCCGCACCTCCGCCCACATAGCGGCGGTGGCCGGGCTGATGCCGGTGTAGTCTTTCAGGCACGTCCGCCCGACCTGCCGAATAGAGCCGTCTTCATGCTCACAGAAGAAAGTCACGGAACGGAACCGGTTCGTCTGACAGTGATCGCACTTCGGGGCTGCCGTGTACCATTCTGGATTCACATTGCAGTCACCGAATGCGGTCACGATGTTGCCCTTGTCGCCGTGCTCTACTTTCGCGCGGACGGTCCAGCCGTTGGCCCGGATAAGGTCGTCGCACTCAACCGTGAAATCCACAGCTGCCACCGTGTATGTGCTGACTGTCTGAATGGTCTGCGTTACCGGGTCCACATCACGGACGGCGACACCTTGCGGGCGCTCCTCGCTCACCGTGTAGGAGAACGAAACGCCGTATCCGGCAGCTTTCTTTGCCAGCCGGTCAAGCTTCTTGCTGACTTCCGGCGCCAGCTCTGCGTAAACTGTAAATGTCATCTTATCTCACCTCGTTCCATTTCTGCCCTGCCATCATCAGGCCAGGTAGGGCAACTCCTGGCGACGCCCGCTTGGGCGTTTCGGCTTATCTCTCAGTCTACACTGTCAATCCTCATCGTCCGATTGACACGGCTGATATGGAGCGTGTACTCCGGTTCATCATCATCGTAGGTGTCAACTACGACTACACAATCAGCGCTGATTTCATTTACCTCGTAGCCCATGCTTTCAAGCTCCTCAACCAGCTCATTCTGGCTCGTCCAGAACTTACCATCTACATTCGTCATGACTTTCTCTTTCATGTTTCTTATCCTTTCTGCCCTGCCATCATCAGTACCGGTGGGGCGGTTCCGGCAGACGCCCTGATGAGCGTTTCGGCTTAGTTGTGAGCAGCCGTCCACAGCTGTGCAACGGTTCCTACAAACTCAAATCCAAGCTTTTCAGCGTGATTTTGCTCATCCCAGCTGCCGGAGACATACCGACCATTCTTTACCATAACGATGTCGTGCCCCATCTCTTTTGCAAACTCAACTCTCTCTGTCAGTGTCATAATCCTCAACCTTTCTGCCCTGCCATCATCAGTACCGGTGGGGCGGTTCCGGCAGACGCCCTGCTGGGCGTTTCGGCTTCAAGCGCAGCCTTCAATCCAAAACTGAACACAGTCGCAGATTTTGTTAGTGCAGGAACGAATGTAATCCGCTGCGTTGTCCGGATCAAAATAGCTTTTCTTCCAAGAAAGCACTTCGTCAAGCACATCGTCCAAATCCCGCGTGCCGTTATCACCGGTGAGGATTCGCATGATTTCCTGCTCGGTAAACATGCAGTGAACCTTGAATTCACGGGAAGCAATTTTCTTTGCCTCTTTTACCGTGTCGGCCTCGATCAACTGGCACTCGGTTCCGATATAACCGTTTTCGTTTTTGTATTCACCAATCATGATATAATTCATTTTACTTATCCTTTCTATCGTAACTAACTGTTTTGAGCTTTCGTTTATTGTTCTTTTCACTATCTTTATTCTATCATAAAATCACTTTTTCGTCAATAATTTTGGGCAAAATTTTTCGAGAATTTTTCTTAAAAGTGTTTCTTTGGAATTCCAGAAGAGCATCTTGAACACTTATGGAGCTGAGTCGAAGAGCAGAAGTCTTTTCTCAGTCAATAGCAAATAACCATGGCTGTTTGCTGATGTGGCTGCGTCTCCGATTTGAAAAAACGGCACAAAAAAAAGACCCGCTCCCTCGAAAGGGAACAGGAAAGCTCCGTACCTACTTTGGCACGGAGCTATTTCAAAACTTTTCTGTTCGATTTTGCCTGACCGAGCTAAGCGTCCCGCGTAAAGTCCATAAATGGTATGTGCAAGGGTGGACAGGGGCTAGCCGCTGTAATCTGCGCAATGTAGGGGCGTAGATATCCCAACAATAGCGCAGGTGCATTGATTTTCAGCAGTTCCTCCACTGTCTGGCTGTCAATCTCCGGCCCCCATCGAAAGTGAGCACCCATGACAGCAGAAAGACAAAAGGGATACTTGGGTGACTCCTCGGCAACATTTGCCTGTAAGGAAACATAGGCCGTGGATGAATCCAATTGCTGAACCGAGAATTGGGTTTCAAACGGGAGTTGCGAGTCCTCATCTCCTTCAGGGCTATAACCTTCGTTAAGCAAAAAAGTCATTTTCGTCAAAACGGGATTCGTGAATTGAAATTTGCTTGGCATCATTTTTCGACTCCTCCTATGCCGCACAGCGCAAGAATCCGCTAAGGATCACGGTCTGCTCTGCTCTTTTTTCCTGCAATTCTTGTTCTGTGACCGTAGGTGATGGAATCTTAAGCATTTGTTTTTCATATGCATCGCAAACGCAATTTGTATCAGCCAATGTGTGCGCCCGGGCATAACCTAACAAAGATTCCATAAAAACGGCGCTCATTCGCAGATCTACAGATATGTCTTCAGATTTAACATCCGGACAAGAAATAGAGAATTTGGCAGCGGCGCTTTTCGACAATGGTGGAGTAAATGCCACCCCTGTAGAATATGAGGGGCTTTCCCAAAAACAGCTGGGACTGTGCGATTTCAATATACTACGGTATTCGGCAGTGCTGTCCGTTGGAAGTTCAAGATAGGAATCCTTATCCGGATAGGCGTCAACCGGAACATTATCCGATAGGGTGAATTTATCTCCGTCCCATACCAAGAAAAACAGGGCGGAATTCCGTTTATAAAAAATCTCTGAAAACGCAAGTCTGTCATCAATAACATCAATCAAGTCTGCTGGACAGGTTTTTGCAATCAGCCACTCCTCTGAAAGACGACAGCAGGAGCACAAGTAACGGTTTGCGGTTTGATCTGTACATACGAACAAAACAGGTTCGCCATACTCGTAAAATGTGTGCTCCAACATAAGTGTCCCGATCTGGGGAAGATTCGCGAATTGACTCATGAGAACCTCCTATCCCTTAATTTTTTTATAAAAAAGTCTACTCGGATCTGCGTCACGATAAAGCCACCAATCAATGTGGGACGTTTTCTTACCAGTGCGCTCTATTGTTCTCTGTAGCGGTCCAAGCGTATAAGGCGCTTCGCCAGCCATGATAAAAGCGGGTGGGTTATATTTTTTCAAACATTTCAGTATGTTTCGAGCATCTTTCACTTTTTCAAAGCAAGACGTGGAATAAATACCCGGATCATCAAGATCCCATTCGGGTGGTTTTTGCTGAAGACCCTGCTGGACACTTTCATAAGTGTTGAGGAATGCGTTTTTATCAATTATACCGCTGATACAGATACGATATACCTGCAATGTCAAAGGGGGTATGTTTTTAGGCAGTATATCTGTTTCAAAATTGTCAGGAAATGCCTCCGGAAACTTGGTTGCAATTTCATTTTGCATTATCTTACGAACCCCTTTGGCGTCGATATTTTCGGTATGCACAAGTGATTGACGCTTTGTATACTCATTATACACGAGATACAGTCCTGGGTCAACAACATTTTATCCTGTTGCTCCTTAATTTATACTTTCAAGCAAGCTATACCGCGCTCCGCAGCAGCACCCTGGCTTTTAGGGTGTCACCACAGCGGCGCTGAGCGGCCTGTAGGCGCGTCTGAGGGCTTTGGGGATATAACTTTACCCCCGAACCTCAAAAACGCCTGTGCGCTGTCCTGAGCGGAAACAGCGTGGTCACTTCCTATTTTTCCGTGCGCCGATGGCTTCGATTCCAAACAGCAGCACAGCGAGATCCTCCATTGCCATGCTGATGTCACGGTAGAACGTCCGCCGTTCAACGCCAAGCCTGTCCGCGATATCCTCCACACTCAATCGCTCATCGCTGATGTACCGCAGATACAGCGCTTCCCATCGGCGGGCCTCGTCCGGGGTCAGCGCTTCTTTGCACATCGCCTTGTACGCCGCCAGCATATTATCGACGTGGCTCATCATCAATCCGGTTTTCCTGCGCATCGAGAAAATCGCATCGACTTCCAGCGTCTCCGGAGAAACCTTGGCGTAGTACAGCTTTAGCCGCCGATAGTTTTTCATCAGCAGCTTTACATCCTGATACCGGGCGTCGTACTCGTCCTTGATAATCTCCTCACGCCTGACCAGGGCTTCTGCTGCGGCTATCCGAGCGATTTCCTCGATTTCTTCTTTGAGCATTGCTGCCACCTCCAACCTCGCGTATTCTTACTTTCAACGCTGCCATCAAAGCATTTTGCATATCGCCTTTCGCCTTCAGCGCCTCAATCACAGCTTCATCCATGCCGCCCTGCACAAGCAGGTGGTGGATCACAACCGGGTGCTCCTGCCCCTGCCGGTGAAGCCGCTTATTGGCCTGCTCGTACTGCTCCAAGCTCCAGGTAAGCCCGAACCAAATTGCGTGGTGCCCGCCCTGTTGGAGATTCAGCCCATAGCCGCAGCTCGCGGGATGAGCCAGCAGCACGTCAATCTCCCCACGGTTCCAAGCTGCTTCGTCCTGCGCGTTGGCATAAACCCGGACGCGCAGCTTTGTAGCAGCAAGCGCTTCCATCAGCCGGTCCCGGTCATGCTGAAAGCTGTAGAACACCAAGGCGTGCTGCCCGTGGAGCTGCTCAATCAGCTCCAGAAAGGCGTCAACCTTGCAGTCGTGGATGTGAACTGCCTGCCGGCTCTCGTTGTAAATCGCCCCATTGCACAGCTGCAAAAGCTTTCCCGTCAGGACGCCTGCCGATCCTGCCGTTATCGTGTCCTCATCCACTTGAAGCAACAAATCGGTTTCCAGCTGGTGGTATGCTTTTGCGGCTGCCGCGTCAAGGGCTACCGGGATATCATTCTCCAGCACATCCGGCAAGGTCAGGCAGTCCGACGCCTTCATGCTGATGCAGATATCACTTATCGCCTGCTTTATCCGCTCGAAACTGCCTTCCAGCGGCGCGTAGCTGAATATCGTCGTGCGGTTACGCTTATCCGGAGCGAAATACATCTGCCGATAGGCTGAAATAGTTTTGCCCAGCCGCGCCCCCTCGTCCAGCAAATAAATCTGCGCCCAGAGGTCTTCCAGCCCATTGCTCGACGGTGTACCGGTCAGCTCTACAATCCGCCTGATTCTGGAGCGAACCAGCTTCAGCGCCTTAAACCGTTTGCTCCGTCCGTTCTTAAAGCTGGAGCTTTCATCCAGGATAACCATGTCGAACGGCCAGCTGTTTTGAAAATATTCGACCAGCCATACCACATTCTCACGGTTAATCACATACACATCCGCCGGAGTGGCAAGGGCGCGTATCCGCTGCTGAGCGCTTCCCAGAACGGGGACAACCCGCATCATCGTCAGATGCTCCCACTTCGCTGCTTCAGCTGTCCAGGTCGCTTCCGCTACCTTCTTCGGCGCGATGATCAGCGGCTTTGAAACCGCCCACCGATTGTACCTCAGCTCGTGGATGGCCGTCAGGGTGATTACGGTTTTTCCTCAACCGAGGCCCATGTCTAAAAAGAGGCCGACCGCAGGGGCATCTATAATTCGGTCGATGCAATATTGCTGGTACGGATAAGGCATGAACTTCATCGGGCATCACCCCTTCCCTCATTCCGCGCCATATGCAGCTTCAGAAGATAGTTTATCGTCGCTTCGTCCTCTGGGTCTAGGTGTCCTGTCCAGCCGCACGAACATCGGAAAACAAGACCGAAGCCACCGTTCCCGCATATCCGTCCGCAGTGTGGACACTTCCGGTCCATAAACGCAATAATCATCCGTCGTCACATCCCTTCGATTTCTGTCAGAAGCTCTTGCACTGCTGCCAGCCCTTTCACAACCCGGACATCTGCTCCGCGCTTCCGCATTTCGCCGATCATGTACTTCTGCATTTTCGACAGCCTTCCGCTTTCCGTTTTCAGCTCGACAAAAATCACCTGTCCCGCTGCCGTAATGATAAGCCTGTCCGGCACCCCCACAGAACTGGGGCTGACGAATTTCAGGCATAATCCGCCCAATTTTTTTACACCGTCTACAAGGTGCTTTTCGATTCTTGTTTCAGTCAATTTTCCTCCTCGCGCGCACGCGCGCGTATAATTGCGCAAATGTGAGGAATTAGAGACGCAATTTTATTTGTGTTTCTCTATTTTCTCTAATTTCACTATTCTATAAGATTAAATGTTCCGATGTTCCACTATATTAAAAATAGAAGTATTTCGTGATATAAAATATAGTTTCGCGCATTTTTTGAATTTTTTTCAAACAAATCTGCCGGAACATTTGGCGGAACATACCTGGAACATCACTGGAACATACCCCGGAACATTTGGGTACACTTTCGTGTCTAACTTTTGACTTTCGTGTCTAACGTCAGCTTAACGGTCGAAAGTTCCGCTGATGTTCCACATCCATGTTCCACCGTTTTACCCTTTTCCACGGTCCCACGCCTCGATGTCGATACCCAGTCTTTTAAGCATCTCGGTACAGAGCCAGATTTTATCGTCCTCTTCCATCTCGTACCGTTTCAGCAGGGCATCCAACTCACTGCCGAACCTGTCGTAGAATTGGCGCAGCCGCTTCTTTCCCCAGCCGAGCTGAGCATGGAGAACCCAGAGAACAACCGCGTCAATTTCCAACTGATGCTTTTGGGTGTAATCCACAAGCTGCCTTTGAATTTCCATTTTCATGGCTTTCTGTTCAGATGCTGTGAGGTCAGCTCCAAATATCTTACCTCCAGATTTTTTGATACGCATAACCACTTAACCTCCACAGCTGTCGTGCCATCCATTGAGAATGGATCCGCACCTCGCACATATCGCGTAATAGTCCCGCCCGGAAATGCGGCGCGCCCCCGCTTTGCTGCAACCTTCTCCTTCCACAACCTCGTTGTGCTTACAGAACAACGCCGTAAGCGGTTTTCTATCCGGCGCTTTCCAAAGCCCATGTTTTTCTGTCGCCAGGTACATGTCCTCACCTCTTCCTTATAAATCCACGCTGCTTGCCACAGTAGCCAAACCGGATAGAGCTAGTTGTTTTTTCCCATCCCGGCATTGACCGGAGGATGTCGTTGATCTCAACGGCTTCGTTGTACCGCAGGTCTTTTGGGGACCCGCCGAATGCTTCGCACCAAATTTCCAAAGCACATACCCGGTCACGCCGGACTAGGCACACGGATTCGTTCCCAACGCCCGAACCGTTTTGGTACATCCGCCGTCTGTCAAGGCTCCAGGAGGTCCAATCCTCCGGCACAGGGGTTTCCACAAAATCAAGGATGATTCCCTCCTTGCTGCTGGTTTCTCTATGCGCTTCCTGCTCCGCCTTCGCGGCAGCCTCCATGTCGCCCGTCAGGTATAGGGGTTCGCCCAGCCGCCAGCGCATCAGTGCTTCAGCCCAAATCTGGTCCAGTTCTTTGTCAAGGTGGCTCCAGACGTTTTTGGTACGGGCCTGCGCCCCGGTATCCACCGGCCAGAAGCGGCGGTTCCCGGTTCTGTCCCGCAGAAACTCGGTTGTATTAGTCGTGCCGAAGAACACGCACCGGCGGGGGATATCTTTCACATGGCGTCCGTAGGCTGCTCTGAAGCGGTCAGCCCGCAGGCTGAGGAACTGCTTGATTCGGGATACATCTGTGCTACGAAAGGCATCCAGCTCGCTGATTTCCACCAGCCACACGCCTTGCAGCAATTCGCTGGCTTCCTTCCCCTCAAAGGTGCGGATACCGTCATTGAACCAGCCCTTGCTCATCTTGTCGAGCAGGGTGCTCTTGCCGATGCCCTGCGGGCCGGACAGGATGAGCATGACATCATACTTGCAGCCAGGTTCCATCGCCCGTGCCACGGCTGCCGTGAATGCCTTTCGCGTGACCGCCCGGACATAGGGCGTGTCTGCGGCGCCCAGATAGTCAATGAGCAATGTGTCAAGCCTGGCGGTGCCATCCCAGTGCAGGGATTCCAGGTAGTTCTTCACGTCGTTGAATTTATGCTTCTCACTGTGAAGCGATAGAGCGCCGTCTATCTTGCCATTTCCAGTAATCTTATACACCTTCTCGAAGTACCAATACAGGCCCTGGTTATCGTTGTCTGCCCACGCCCGCCGTTTCTCGAATGGACTCCACGGCACGTCGCCCAGTATCTCCCCGCGCCCTGTAAATTCGTTCAGCGCGAACTTGCCGCGCAGGTTCGGGTCGTTCTCCAAAATCAGCCACACATTATCGATGGTCGCCCGGATAGCACCGGTTTGGCTGTTCAGCTCCAGCTTGGATGCCCAGTCGGTGCCCTCCAGCTCCTGTGCTTCCGTCAGCTTGCCAAAGTCTTTCACGGCGGACTCCGCCCGCTCTCGGGCGATAAGCTTGGATACGTTCGTATCCGCCACCGCTAACTCGCACATTGCCAAGTAGGATGGGAGTCGGTTGGGCGGTGTCTTTTCATCCGCGGTATCGTCCCTGTCCCCAAACTTATGCAAGCGCACGAGGTCGAAAGCGTTCACCAGTTTGCCTGAGCACGGATCCGTGGCGTGGTGCGAGTAGAGGAACAGTCCATTGTCGTAAATCACTGCGCCGCCGGTGGTGCTGCCGCCGAGATAAGTATACCGCTCCCGGGAGCCAACGACCGGCTCATAGATGCCCGGAAGATACGCGTCCATTGCCCCGTAAATGTCGTAAGTCCGGCAGAAAGCCCCGATAATGCCCGCCTTGCCGAGCGGATCACTCTGCCGGGTCGCCAGCTTTCGATAAGTATTCTCCGCGCCGGGGACCTGCGGCCACTTGGATACGTCCCGCCAGTCGCCCATCGACGTCAGCACAGCGCTCACGTCCAGCATGGGCTTGTCCTCATACACGAACACATATTCGCTGTCCGCGCAGCAGCTGGGCCAGTACATCATCCGCACAGCTTCAAAGGTCGTGGGGTCGGCGAACTCGATACCAACCTTCTCGGCCATGTACCGGGCGACGGGCTCATACTCATCCGCCGAGGCCGTCCGGTCCAGCGGGAACAGAAGGCGCAGGCGGGGCTGGGCCGGGGAGTGCTTGCGGGTGGAATAAATGCAGTACCCGCAGCCCAGCGCGGCGGCGCGCTTCACGATTTCCTCTGTACCGCCGGGAGGTATGTTATCAAAGTCTAAGGTGATAAGGTCGCGCCCGGCGACAGCGCCCGCCTTACGGCGGATGCCTTGCAGGCTGCCTGCCACGAAACCGCCGATGTCTTTCAGGTCATCCTGCTCAGACTTCTTCAGGCTGAGATACGCCTTCATGGTTTCTGTGGAACGGCTGGGGACCCGGAGCTTTTCATAGAACTCCGACAGTGCGATAGACAGCGGCTGCCAATTTACACTTTTTCGGTTGTTGCCAATCGTTATGACAATATTGCGGTCGTTTCGCACGGTAAACGCTCCTTTTTACTGATGATTGTCCTCTGTAGTGATTTCACCGGCACAGGCCGCGTATCCCGCCAGGTCTACAAAGCTGTCCGGACTGGAGCCGGTAGCGATACGCGCAACCTTTAACAGAGCCATCATAATCCCCACGTCCTTGGGCGTTACGAAATTCACTCCGGCAACTTTCATCAGCTCGGGATGAGCTGCCCGCAGATAAATGCCCCACAAAAGGCCGATTGTCTCGAAATTGTTTTCCGGAGTTCCGTAATCCTGTTCCCGCTCGCCGCACACGCACTGATGGGCGGCTTCCAAAATTTCCGCTCTTTTCATTGTGCTCACCTCACGTCGTCGAATACCACAGGAATCAAATCCTGCAATCGGAGCAGCAGGGGAATCGTCACCTCGCGCATCTGCGGGTGCGCATCAGGAGCAGTCCGCAGCCGGAAAAAGTGCCGCCACTCGCGAAGATTGGCTGTCATCACAACCTCGGTTTTAAGGCTGTTCGTCAGCACAGACCGGGCCTCCTGCGGGGTGCAGCCTCGCTCCAGCAAATTGAAGTAGGTTTTTTCCGCATATGCGCAGGCACGTTCCCAGGAATACCTGGCGTCTGTCCCCGGCTTTGCGAAACACGGTTCAATCACAGTAATCTCATTACCGAACCTATCGCCAGAGTAATTGCAGTACCGGGTGCTTTCCTGTGAATAGCTTGCCAGCCGATGCCGTACCAGTTCATGCGACACGCCGCGGTCAACGATAAACCGCACGGAAAAAATCTCATGTTCCAACACGGATTCATGCCCGCGCTGAATGATACCACGGACAAAGTTCTCTGCGCTGTCATCCGTGATTTTCTCCTCTGACTTGTAGCACACGCGCCCGCACTGCTCAATGTGCTGAAGCATGGCTTTGCCATCTATCGTGCCAAGAATTTCGGCACGGGGTTTTATGATTTTCATATGCTTGTCCTCCTGTCAATTCTGATATTCTCGCTTTTTAGGATTCCAGCAAAGATCAATGTCGCTGCCGCATTTACAGCGAACCGTAATCTCTGGATCTTCTAAATTGGTTTTCCCCCATCGGGTTTGCTCGCAATACGGGCAAGTATAGGCGAACCGGGCCAGTGGAACAGTAAGGTCAATACGGTGTCCGCATTTGCAAAGAGCCTCGGTTTGGTACTCTTTCAGGAAAGTGCTAAAGACGTTATCGCACTCTGGGCAACGGACCTGAATCAGCCCTCTGACCCCTTCCGGTTTCTCGGGCACAGTTTGGATAGGGTCGCTGGTTTCTGTGGACTGCTCTTGCGAATGAGATACAAGTGTCTTAGGCGTATATTCATTCAGCAATCGTTGGATGGTTTTCTTTGCCTTTGCGACATCCTCTACAGAACCAGATGCTTCAATCTCTGTTCCAACAAGAACCTTACCGTCACGCTTGATGCGAAGGGAAAAGTTATAGCTCGGGGTGAATCCCATGATGTCATCCTCCAATATCTTTGTTATTCAGACAGTCTGTGTCTTGCTTGGATACCACATTTCCTTCGGGATACCGACGCTGTTGAATACCTTTACCGGAATACTCAGTTCCTCAGCAAGCTTAATTTCAGCCGCCATACCTTCCGAAACGCTCGCGCCCCACTGCCACAGCTCATCGCAGACCGGAATCCATGCCTGCGAGGCTGCCAACCCAAAAGCACGTTCCTGCGGGTCATTATCGTCGAGGCAGTTCGGATAAATCAGGTGCGGCGCGAGCGGTGCATATCCTTTTTCAAGGGCAATACCGCAAGCGAATAATGCACGGCGAATATTCCCCTCAACCGTATGTTTTTCATCCGCACGATACCGTGAACAAATATAAACTCTTTTCATCGTCACCAATCCTTTCTTGTCTACGTCCACATCAATTCCTTTTAGCGCACCGCTTCACGAGCCCGCATTTTGCCGGGCTGTTCAAGCAGAAATTTTTGCAGTTTAAAATGGTCCCCCTGTCAAGACCACGCAAAGAAAAAAATGCGTGAACCAGTATTTTCCAAATCTGACTTTGTCGAG